GATATGGATGGTGCTTTATACGATTTATTATGTGGTCATGAAGTTGGTCACGCATTATTTACTCCTGCTGATGGATGGCACGATGCTGTGCTTGATAAAAGCAAACCTAAAAATTTCAAAAACTTCTTAAATGTGGTTGAAGATGCTCGTATTGAGAAAAAAGTTCAAAGAAAATATCCTGGTCTTCGTAAATCATTTGCAGAAGCTTATAAAGGTCTAATCAAAAAAGATTTCTTTGGTTTACAAGGAAGAGACCCAAACAAATTACCTTTTATTGATAGATTAAATTTGTTTTCAAAATCACAATATACTTTACCTATCAATTTCAATGAAGAAGAAACCAAGTTATTAGAAAAAGCAAAATCAACAGAATCATGGGAAGAAGTTGTAAAAGTTACCAATGAGATTTATGCTTATTCAAAAGAAGAGCAATTAGAATATGAAGATGAGTTATCTTTTGAAAATGAATACGATTACGATGATTCAGAAGATGACCAAGAGCAATCAGAAGATAAAAATGAAAACACAACACAACCAGAAGGTGGTGAAGGTGATACCGATGATGACCAAGGTTCTGGTAATGCTTCAGGTAATAGCGAAAAAGGTGAAGAAGAACCTGAAGAAGAAATGGTTCAAACACTTAACCGTGATAAAGAATCTGAAGATTATATAAGTGATGGTGAATTTGAACCATCATGCCAAACAGATGAAGTTTATCGTCAAAATGAAAATTCATTGGTTGACGATGATTGTAAACCAAGAGTTTACTTAAACTTTCCAAAACCAAATCTAAAAAATATTGTAACTCCTGTAAAAAGAGTCCAAGAATTATTAACAAAAGAATTTGAAAAACAAATTGGATCCAGATATTTCAAAAAAGATTTAGGTGACCAATTACTATCAGAATTCAAAAAGAAAAATGACAAGTATATTTCATTACTTGCTAAAGAATTTGAGATGAAAAAGGCTGCTAAAGTTTTTGCGAAAAGAAAAATTTCAAGCACTGGTGATTTAGATATTAACAAACTTGCTAGTTATAAATTTGATGACAACATTTTCAGAAAAGTAATGATGACACCTAAAGGTAAATCACACGGTCTTGTGTTATTACTTGACTATTCTGGTTCAATGTTTGAAAACTTACCAGGTTCAATTGAACAAGTTTTAATTCTTGCTTCATTTTGTAAAAAAGTAAATATACCATTTACCGTGTATAACTTTGGTTATTGTGAAAGAACTCAAGCGACTGACCTTGGTTTTGAATATGATTATAATATTTCATTACCAGAATCATTTGAGAAAAAGTTAGGTAGTGTTTATTTTGCTAATGTAAGTATTAGAGAATATTTAAATTCAACCATGAGAACCTCTGATTATAACAATGCTCTCAAAAACTTATTATTACTTAAAAAAGCATGGGAATCATATAAAAATTCAGGTTCTCTTTACAATGATAGAGTTTATGTTCCAGATTTTGAAAACTTAACAAACACTCCATTGACACAAGCAATGTATGTAATGGGCTATATTGTTCCAGAATTTAAAAAACAAAACAACCTCGATCTAGTTAATCTTGTTGTGGTTCACGATGGTGATGCTGACATGACAAATAGAGAGGTTGCTTTAGATGATCCATTCAGTTCTAACAAAGATAGACCTTATGGAAAATACCTTGAATTTGATAATGTTTATGTTTTAACAGATAAGAAAAATAGATACTCATCAACATATAATATTAGAGGTGAAAAATCAATGTATCAAATTGTTTGTGATTGGTTCAAACAAACAACTAATTCTAAAATTGTTGGTTTCTATCTTGTTCCACCAACAACAAGATATGTAAGAGATGCTGTTGCTAGACAATATGTGAGTAGCAAAACATCAAGTTATGGACACACAGCAAGATACCTAAGCGATGATGAATTACAAATTGTAAAACAATTCAGAAAAGACAAATTGCTAATTTCTAAAAAACCAGGTTATGATGATTTTTATTTGATTCTTGGTGGTAAAGATTTAACCGTTCAAAATGAAGAAATTGAAGTGACAGGCAAAGTAACTTCAGCAAAATTAAAATCTGCCTTTCTCAAAATGAACAAAGGCAAACAAGTAAATAGAGTCCTAGTCAGCAAATTTATTGAAAAAATAGCTGCTTAGGGGGCTTGACTTTCCGTCCAGTTATGATAGGATGGACACATAAGATAGTGAAATAAGGAGAATATATCATGTCTACATTAAATAAAATCCGTCAAGAGTTCCTTGACAAACTAAAAGCTACTGGTAAAGAATCAGTATCTCGAACCGAACTAAACAAAATTGGTCAAGAGGTTGGTCTAAAAAGTTATGGTTGGTTCACCAAACAACTAGAAAACAAAATTGGTCGTGGACTTTATAAAGTTCCTGGTAATGCACCAGCGATTGCTCTACAAACCAATGTTGCTAAAAAGGAAAAAGTTGTGCCAATCAATAATACAATCGAAACATCTGGTAACCGAATTGCGAATGTTGCCACTGAACTTTCGATGACTGATTTGGTTCCTGAACAATATTCAAACTATGTTCCTTTTGGCAACTTCAATGATGTATTACAAATTATAAAATCAGGCATTTTCTTTCCTGTTTTTGTTACTGGTCAATCTGGTAACGGTAAAACAATGTCCATCGAACAGGCATGTGCTAAACTCAAACGAAAATTTGTGTTAGTATCCATGACACCTGAAACCGATGAGGCAGACCTACTTGGTAACTATGTTCTTATCAATGGTCAAATGGAATGGAGAGATGGTCCTGTCACAACGGCTGCTCGTGAAGGTGCAGTGTTGTGTATTGACGAGATCGATTACGGCGCTCAGAACCTAAGTTGTCTTCAACGAGTGTTAGAAGGTAAACCATTTTTGCTGAAGAAAAAAGGCGAATTGGTTACACCCTCTCCTGGGTTCACTATCTTTGCTACCGCTAACACCAAAGGCAAAGGTTCTGAGGATGGCCGTTATATATTTACCAATGTGCTTAACGAAGCATTTTTGGAAAGATTTAGAAATACCTATGAACAAGATTGGCCACCTGCTAATGTTGAAAAGAAAATTATCAACGGTGAGTTGGAAAAAGCAGGCGTGAATGATGCCGACTTTGCAGATAAACTCGTAACATGGGCTGATGCGATTAGAAAAACTTTTGAAGTTGATGGTTGTGATGAAGTAGTTTCAACCAGAAGACTGGTTCACATCGTTGAAACCTATGGTATCTTTGGTGATAAAATGAAAGCGATTGCTTATTGCTTAAATAGATTCGATGATGAAACTAAAATATCATTCATTGACCTTTACACCAAAGTTGATAGTGGTGCTAATTTAGAGGACATTATGAATGCTTCAAGTGAATCAAAAGAAGAAGATTTGGTAGAACTTGAAGATGATGAAAATGACGATCAGGCAAACTTTTAATTGTTTGCCTCATTTTGTTTGAAGGTTTAGTATAATATAACAATCTGGTGAAAGGTCGCACACCAGAATTGTTTTTAAATTGCGACCATTATATTATGGAGAAATATTCAATGACTAAAGTATCAAATGCAGCTAAGTATAAAATTCTAGGTTATCTTTCAAAGAAATCTGGTTACAACACACTAACAGTTGCTAAAGCTCAGTCAATGTTTGGTATCAAAAATGTTGCAGCTCGAATCGATGAACTTCGCAAGGAAGGTCATGCTATTTACACAAATTCTAAAAATGTAAATGGTGAAAAGGTTACATTCTATCGTTTGGGCACACCATCACGCAAAGTCGTTGCTGCTGGTGTTGAATACCTTCGCCAACAAGGTGAGAAAGCATTTGCCTAATTTAGGTGCTTAATCCAAAAGGGAGTGTTATATATAATTATACCACTCCTTTTTTTTAATATTATGGATATATTATGGAAATCAAAATAAACATTGACGAACTAAAAAAACACAAACTGTTTATTGCTACACCAATGTATGGCGGCCAATGCTATGGTCTTTATGCAAAGGCGG